TATCCAACAGCATCGATGACGCTGTCTTCATGGTAGCCATTGGCGAGGCGCGCCAGTTTGAGGTCCGCCATCAGGATGCAGACCTGCCATGGCGCAATGCTGACGCCGAGGTGCTGTGTCCATCTGTCGGCGATCCGCTGGAAGTTCTCGGATGGACTGCCGTAGCTGGCTTGCCGGTCGCCGTGGATCAGCAGGGACGCGGTGTCGAGGATGTCTTGCCGCGCTGTCATCGCGTCAACCTCACCTGGCGGCTGTTACAAGCGGTTCTCTCCAGGTAACCCTGATCAATCAGCCGAGCGACCACCTCATCCGCTCTTGCGCCGCCGGTTTCCAATCCAGCCTGCCTCGCGATCCGGTAGGCAGAGAACTCGGTGATGAGTTTTCCCGCAAGCGTTTTGGCCGCGTCTAGGAACATGGCGTTCTCGCGCTCAACACGTTGCTGTGTTTCTTGCAGTTCCATTGATGTTCTGGGTGACAGTTTCATGTCGTCTCTCCTTGCTTAAAATTCGATAACATCATCGAATGGTTTTTGCGGGCTGCTTCGCGTGATCTCGGCCTTTGGGAATGCATCCTCGACCGCCCGCATCATTACACCCAGCCCGTGTTCGTGCCACCACTCAAGCGCGACGGCGACTTCCCGCAGCGAGACCAGCTTCAGGTTCGACCTCTGTTGCTTCAAGGTCTCCCACGATCTGCCGTCCTGCATGATGCCGTAGACCGTCCCGTTCAGTTCGACCTCCCATACGTCCAGAGAGGCCCGCAGAGCGCCGCTGGCGGCAGCCTCGGCATCCATGACGGCCAGACCCCTCATGGCAGCCCCTAGCCACTGTGCGGCCTTCTCTACGTCCTCTGCATAAATGGCCTCATTCAGCTTGGCGCAGCACATGCCCCATTTTGCCGCTGTGTCTGGGCTGACCAGTTCCGGCAGGCAATCAACGCCCCACTTCCTGTCGGCCTCTGCCATCGCCCGCGTCAGGGGGGCCAGCATCATGTCGATCTTGATAGCCGATGCGGATGCCTTCTGCGCGATCAGCCGGTCTGACTTCTTCTGCCGGATTGGCTTCTTCATCTACGCGACCCAATCTTGATGACACGAACAATGGTCACCTCAACTGGCCGCTTCACCTTCTCAATGTCGCCAATCAACTCAACGATCTTTTCTTGGCAAATTCTGTTTTGCGCCGACAACACGACATCAGCCTTGTAAATATCACCAACTCGATCTTGCGGGCTGCTTAAAATCTGATCACGCAGATCAGCTTCTATTTTCTTCAATTCGGCAATTTTCTCTCTGACCGACGCCAGAGCATCAACTGCGTGCATATTGCCATTGACATGATGAGAATATAGATTTTGGGCCATTGCGACCTCCGCGCTTTTAGGTTGCGATCAGGAGGGCGGCTGTTAGCGCAGCGCGTCCTCCATCCCTCCATACATCAAATGAGCCTACCATTCAACTCGGTGCTGGTCCGCACTACTTGCTCCGGCGACCCAACGGGGAGCGGAGTGCGGCAACGCCGCATAGTGCGGGAGAGGCACCGACAAACAATAGCGTGTCGGCTGCTCTTGTGAGCCGACGCCGTTTAGGTGACCCCGCGAGTGTGTGAGTGATTGGGGCCGCCGCCGCAGTAGATATATCTATATATGGAACTACTGCGGCGGAAGAAAAATAAGGGGTTTTGCCGCACTTCCGCAGTTGCTTTTCCGCAGTCAAAAACACCACTTTCCGCAGTCCGCAGTTGTTCCGCAGTTGAAGTGCGGAACTGCGGAAGACTGCGGTAGACATCAATTCATCTCCTCTGGCTTCACCCACTCACCGACGAAGACGCATGGCACCTCACGGCCATCGCGCTTGCTCTCGACGGTCTCCACACGCAGCGCGTCGGTGCCGATCCACGTCTTCACGACCATGCTGATGCGGGCTTTGTGTGCCTTGTCGGCAGCATCCAGGCCAAGAACGGCGGCGACCGCATGACCGACCCAGGCCTTCGCGCGAACGTCTGCGCGATAGGGTGTCTCATTGGCTTCCGCCCCGGCCACCATATCCTGCACCTTGCGAAGTTCCTTTGCGCTGATGCCGTCGAAGGGGTCAGGCATTTCAAACGGAACGCAAACGCCAACCCACTCCTCGTTGTCGATCTGCACACCGATCATGCGGCGGTAGACGGCCTTGTCGGCGGGTGGTGCAAGGTTGGCTTTGCCATCGTCAACCCGGAAGATGCCACGCGCAATCTTCTGGTCCACACCCATCCGCAATGCGTCATCCTCGGTGATCCGGTTGATGACCCGTGCTGCACGGGCTGCGCCGATCAGCGCGCCGGCGCCGCGCACACTGTCAACGGTGGCGTCATCGCCGTTGCCTTTGCGAACATGGTGAACGAGCGAGATGGATGCGTTGGTGTCGCGAGCCAGCTTGCGGATCATGGCGACAACGGCCTGAATGCCGCTGTTTGAGTTTTCGTTCACAAGGTGGGTGGAAACGAATGGGTCGATGATGACGACGCCAATGTCGTGATCTCGGATCTTCCTTGTCATCATCTCCAGCAGCGCGTCATTCGTCCGCAGGCCATCCCGGCCTTCAGCGGCCAACGTCATCTGGAACGTGTCCTCGCCGTCGATGAACAGCTTGCCACGCACCTCTTCCGGGGTGACCTGGTAGTGCTTCATAGCGGCCAGCGTCCGCATTTCGATCTCGCTGCGCGGGTCTTCCAGGTTCACGACCCACACGTTGCACTGCTGCTTGACTGTGACGCCCAGCAGGCCCCTGCCGGTGCTGATGGCCAGCGCCTCGACGACGGTCAGCGATGTCTTCCCGATGCCGCCAGCGGATGCGAGGACGCTGACGAACTTGCGGATGTAGTCGTACCCGTAGACCCACTCACGTCGCGGCAGGATCGCCTCATCGAACTGTGTCAGCGGTGTGGGCCAGTGCTGCGGCTCTGGCGGCTGATCGTCGCCATCAGGCAGCGCCCAATCATCCGACGAAATTTCGCTGGTGGGTTCTGGCGGGCTTATTTCATTGGGCTTAGGCGCTGACGAAATTTCGTTGGCCGTGTCCCGATCTGCCGCGCGATCTGGCTTTACTGTATTGTTGGTGGGCTTCTGGACGATCTCAAAGTCATCCAGAGGGTCTTGCGGGGCGGTAAACTGTGGGGCGCGCAGTTCCGCCCCGTAGGATCGCACGGCGGCTTTCATGTCACCGCCGTGTTCGTAGAAACAAAACAGGTCGAAAGCATCTCCCCAGCAATAGCCATCTTTCGACCGACCGATGCCGGCGCCAGCATCAGATGCGGACAGGCTCACCCAGTGGGTGGTGAAGTTCTTGACGGCATAGCTGCCGGAAGATTGGTTGGGCGATCTATACTGGTCGGACGCGCCCTGCCGGGTGTATCCGTACTTGTCGAATAGGTCGGCGATGGCGTAGCGGGTGTTGAACTCCTCGACGGGGTCTAGGTCGTCGCCCTTGCTGGGCTGTGCTGCGCGCTGTGCTGCGCGCCGGTCGCGTTCAATGGCAGCTTGTTCCGCCGCGTGTTCCTCTGCTTTGCGCCTGGTCTCTGCGGCCTGTTCGATGTGGCTGTCGAAGTACTCGAACGGCAACGCGCGATGCAGAACGTGCTGATAGAAGATCGGCGCGCCGTCCTCGCCCCGGTGTTCCGGTGGCACGTTGGGCAGGTATACTGGCTGCGCTGGGCGTGTCAGGGCGTCATCACACTCAATGCCAGCGGCGTACAATAGCTGATGCACCTCGCGTGTCGCGCGGGTGTAGTCATGCCCACCGATGATGGCTGTTTTTAGCGGCACGATGACGCGCCACTTGCGGCGATCCTCGCGGGCCGAAGACGATGAATAGATCATCATGCCAGCCTTGCCGAAGACCGCATCAAATGCGTCCCTGACTGCCTCAAGCGTATGGTTGCCGGTATCGATGTCGAAACATAGATATCGGAACCTGCCAAGCAATCGTTGCTGGTCATGTGACCGGCCATCGTGGTGTCGGTATTCCGATGGAATGATGAAAGCGGCAGCGCTCTTGCTGACGGCCTGCGGCTCGACAACCATTGCTGCGATCTGCGCCGCAGTAATGCCTTCGTACAATTTGCCGGGTTGTTCGATCAGGGTGTCGTAGGCACCGCGAGCCAGCAATACTTGGTGCTTGATACTAGGTCTTGTGTCGGCTATTTTTTCTGTGGCCATCTTGCTTCTTTCTCTTGATGGTGCCTGCTTGCTCTCCTGTTGGACTTCCGCCGCCAGTTGGTACGCTGGCGGCGGTTTTTTTTGACTACCAGGGGATTTCGTCATCCAGTGCCTGTCTCGTCGCGGCTGGTTTTTCCGATGCTGCGAACGGATCGTCAGCAGGCGCGGCAGCGCCGAACGGGTCATCATCGCCTGCCTGTTTGG